TCTTTTAGTTTTTACAAATATTTATTTTACCAAATCTATCAATATTGATAATTTCTCCAATCTCCAATGTAGGAATATCACAATGACATACTTCCATAGATTTTTGGATTGTTTCGCTACATCTTAATGGTACTCTATTAAAGTAATCATAACTAGGATAATTATAATACATCCAAGGTATAGACTCTATAGTCTCGTTAGGTAGAAAGATTTCAGAAATTCTAGAGGATAAGAGTTCACCATCAAAACTAAGTTCTGTATCTATACTTGTAACTTTAAACATAGCTTTTCCATCTCTCGTTATAAATTCCTTCTTTTCATTTATAATAAATATGCAATCTAAAAACCTTCTAATTTGCACATCCATATCTTCAAATGCTAATAATTTCAAAGTATCTAAAAGCATTTTAATATATCTTTCTATCACAAAGACGAACTATTTCTATTCTACCAAATCTATCAATATTGATATAATCCCCGAATGCAAGTTTAGGAATATCACAACTGCATACCTCCATAGATTTCTGAATTGCTTCACCACATCTTAGAGGAACTTTATTGAAATAATTATAGCTAGGGTATTTATCGCATAACTGATTAGGTATAAGAATTACTTTTGTATTAGGCATAATATTTTCAGAAATTCTTGATGATAAAAGTTCACCATCTAAATTAATTTCTGTATCTATGCACGTGGATTTATACATACTTTTTCCATTTTTATGTATTAATTCCAACTTTTCATTTCTAATACATATACAATCATAGACTTTCTTAATTTGTACATCCATATTTTCGAATGCTAATAGTTTCAGAATATCTAAAATCATTTTGTTCAGCCTCACACTAATAACGAAATTTATTTACACTACCATATCTATCAATAATAAAAGAATCTCTATTGGTTAATGTAGGAATGATAATAATAGCATATACTTCCATTGATCTTTGAATTATTTCGCTACATTTTAGAGGTACTTTATTGAAATAATTGTAACTAGGATATTTATCACATATAGCAGTAGCTTTATTACTAAAACTTTCAGTTATATCTGATTTTATAATTTCACCATCAATAGTAATTTCTGTATTTATAATAGTATATTTAAATACGTTTTTACCATTTTCAGTAACTTGCCCTGTTTTACTATTAGTAATGCATATATGATTATTGCACTTATTAATTTTTACATCCATACCTTCGAATGCTAACAATTTCAAAGTATCTAAAAGCATTTTAAATCTCCTGATAAATAAATAGAATACGATAGGAGTTCAACTCCTATCGTATATCATATTTCTTATTATAATATTTACTTCGCATGAATTTAATCATATCAGTAAATGCATCTCTAGCTTCACGATTGAAGTTATCGACATTTTTATATTTACCAGTCTTTTTACTTTGAGTCATAATATTATCAGTATCATCTAAGATATAAACTTTATCACCTTCACCTAAGTCAGCATAATAAAATTTATCTTTATTAATACCAAATCTATAACCAGTAAATTCAGATCGGAAATTTTGTCTATTCGATAAGATCAATGAAGAGATGATTGAATAATACCCAATTAGTTTCATTGTTTTCTTTATCCTCTAAGAATATTAACTATCTGATTTATCATATGGTAATACTAATGTCAGTATTGCAGTAATACGATGAGCTATAACATCTTTTACTTTTGAATCTTCAACCTCATTATATAACTTATGTAAGAATAATAATATGTATTGAATCGATTCATTATCATCTAAATCTATAGCTTTTTCAATATCATCAAGTTTATCATATACAATAATAAGAGACAATAATGAAGATACATCGCATTCAAATGGTTTTGGTCTATTTGATGGAAACTTTAATATCTTTTCAGATTTATCATTATCTGTAGTCTTATTAAAAGTCTCTTCAAATAAACATTTGGCAACTTCATCTACACTAATACCTAGAAGTTCAGCAATCTCTTCATAAGATTTCTTTCTATTATAATATAGATGTCTGATTCTTCCATTCATTGCATCCATTTACATCACCTATCTATTATTAATCAAACTAGCATAAATTAAGAACTCTTCATTCAATAGCTCTTGTTGTGGTACAAATGGTAAACCAGTATTTTCTTTATTTTCAAAATCAATGATTTGGAATTTAGAAGATACGATTGTAGCTAACATAGCTATCAAAAGATTAGTAATCTTTTCATTATGATAAATAGCAGCAACAGCTTCATATGTACTAGAAGAAGTAATCTTTTGAAGCTCCTTCTTGTTCATATTTACACGTTTGATTACTTTAACAAACTTACCAGATAGAATTGCTTCCATTGTATGTAGATTATTTGCTGCAAGTATTCTCTTAGCCGCAATGATAAGTTTAATATAACTTGTTAGGTCGATAGATCCTAAAGCGGATGGATCTCCAAACCATTTATAGAATAGATAGCATACTAATATCTTTTGATGCGGAACTATTGGAGACTTACGTCCTTTAGATAATTCCACTTTATAGTATTCTATTTCTTCTTTAGAGAATGGACCAAATCTTTCTTCAATTTGTTTCATAGTAGAATGGAAGTTTACTTGATTATGCATAAGTAATGCTTCATTCTTTTTAGAAAGATGGGATTCAAATTTATCAAATTCTGAATTATCATCGTCATCGTCACCTTCATTACGGTCAGATGATAATTGGTTGAAAGAATATTCATATTTAGCTCTAATGATCTTATTAGTAATATTACCTTTAATAGATACATAGATCAAGTTTAGAATATTCATTTCATAAATAGCTTTAGGGATAATCTGACTAATAATAGCCCATACAATTTCGATATTGTAAGTGAACTTATTCTTAGAACGGATATATTGTTTATCCCAAGAACCACTATTTTTAGACATATCTTGAATGATACGACTATTTGCAGTTTCAGATAATTTAGTCAAGATATCAATATCAGGATGCATATCGATAATAAGAATTTCATAGAATTCCATCAAATAAGCATCTATATTTTGAATCTTCTTCATATATGCATAATGAGTCAATAATGGAATTAGAATGATTTGGAATAAACCAATTTCCATCAATGCACTTAAATGGCGATTACTATATTGAAGTACATTACCATCTTTCTTATTACGTTTAATATGAATAATGAAATTATCTTCATTCATAGCTTTAACTTTACGAGCGAATGTACTAAATAAAATATCTCGTTTAATATCAGCCATGAATTGTTGTTTTGTATATAATCCAGCATCATCAGTATCAATCATAAACTTCATACGAGCATAGATTGCTAGCAATTCATGATCAGGATCATAGTATTTTTCAAAATAATTCAAATATTGCGTAAAGTGATCTACTTTCTCTTCAGAGGAGTAGCATTTCTTTACACTTAGAATGAATGAATCAAACATAAGCATGTCTTCATCATCATTAGTTAAGATTTTAGCCAAAGGGGCCATAATTTGTTTACCCCTAAGGCCTCTAAATATAATATCTTCTGGATTTGGTACCCATCTATCTACAGGTGGAATAGCATTTGCATCAGATATGCTTAAAGTATAATTTTTAACTTCCGGAGTTCTAATAGAATAGTCTCTATCTAATTCCTCTCCTGGAGTTATTTCACGTCTTACAGCTTTACTTGTTAAAGCTTCAGTTAATTGCATCGTACACCTCCGATAAAACTACACATATTCTAAATTATAATATATAATTTATTTACGTTTTGTAGTTTTAGTCGTGCGAGTAACCCTAATATTATCAGATTTCTTTTGTTTACTTTGAGTAGTTGCAGTTCTTTTGATAGCTTTAGTGGTCTTAGTCTGTTTTATATTGCCACCACTATCATGACGTTTACGTTCAAGTCTATGCTTAAACATAGGATCTACTTTACGTAGATGACTTTCTGCTTCCTCACGCTCAATAGCTTTTACATCAGACTTGGTGACTAGTTTTAAGAAGTCATCTTTTCTATTAATTTTGAGATTGGATGCTTCATAGTAATGCTTTTCTAGATAACCATGCTGTTTTATATATAAGAAACCAAAGTAAAGAATCTTAGCAAAGTTTACAACTCCAAATGGATTTCTTTCTTTTGGTTTTTGTTTTATTACTTCAGTAGAAAGTTTGTTTTCTAGCTCTTCTACTAATAAACCATATTCAATATATGTATGAGCATAAGTATATGTAAATGCTGGGTCATTAGAGAAGAATCTAACTTCATAGTTTTTAAGATCTTTAGCATGTTTAGCATCCCCACTTTTAGGAATGAACTTAAACACTACTTCATATGTAAAATTTGGTACAACTTCAGATGGTACCCTTAAAAGGATGAAATAATTATCTCCATCGGTATAAAAGTTATGGTCAATCTTACCATTAACTCTAAGCATAACTTTTTCAAATCGTTGCTTATAGTTTTCTGCTAATAATTGAGATCCCATTACATTGCCTTTACCAGCTGGAGATCTTCCGTACTCTTCTAAAGTTAAATGTAATTTTGCAGCCATTTAATTCTCCTTAGAGTGAGGTCTTGCAGAGTAGACCTTTGATGGCCTACTCTTACAAGATTGCTCTGGACAATTATTTTATATAGATATTATGGGCAGGAGTTTGACATAGGAATTGTTTAGTTGTTACTAACATACCTACAACTTTACCCACAATTTCTAACACAGTGATATCAGAACGGATAGAAGATAATACCAAGGAGTCAGTTTGTTTAGTACGTAAGTTTACTGGGATTCCTTTAGAGTTTGTTTCTTCTACCATAGCTTTAACTTCATCAGAAGCTTGAGCCATACATTCAGGAAGTTCATTTAAAGAACTACCATACAATTTAGAAATCAAATCTAAGTAAGAATTATAGAATAACTGAGCAATTGTTTTATAATCGCCAGTTGTGTTTTCATCAGATAATACTTCTTTGATTGCTAATAGGCCTTGGACGTTAGCGCCCCAGCCATAACCATGTTCAGCGGCAGACATACAGTTTAATACTGCATCTTCTGCAGAGTCAAAGCGGTTATCACGTTCTTCTGGAGTAGCACCGCCAATATATAAGTCTACCATGTTAGCTTTCATACTATGAACACGACGACGAAGATTACCAATACCGGACATATCTTTACCATCTTGCTTAGCTTGAGCTAATTGCATTTCTAAGTTATTCAAGATAGATTTATAGAAATCAGAGAATTCAGTAGTTCCTTCTTTATACATATTCTTAGGATTGATTACCTTAGTTTTGTTATAACCAGCAACTACTGCATCAGCATAACCGCACCATTCTTGAATTGTTTCTTCTGTAGGTGCATCACCATTTTCTTGGTCTTTCACTTGTTGTTCTAAGTTTCTATATTTACGAATAGTCTTAGCATCACAAAGGTTAGCCAAGTCCATCATGATTTCAGCTTGATGAATATCAGATACTAAGCAGAATGGAATATTAATACCACTAGCTTTAGCATTGATCATTGTCTTAGTTAATGGATCCATAACTGTAGCTACATCAGCAGAAATTTTAGGACAAAGAATAACAGTAGGAATCAATTTAGTTCTAGCTTTTAATGGTTCAAAGATATTATGGTAAAGAATGGCACTTAAGAAACCAATCATTTCTGGAGTATCGATAGGATCTTCGAAGAAGTAAATATGTGGATGGTTTACTTCTGCAGTAGATTCTGCTTCATTAGTTACGTAAACTTTATCAGCATAACCACTATTAAGAGTCATGCCATCAAAGATTTTTACATAGTCTTTAGAGTCATTAGAACGCTTAACGTCAATATAAACATCTTGACCATTTTGCATATAAACATCAGCAATCAACTCTGCCATTTCTTCATTATTATTTGTAGAAATTAGAGCAATCTTTTTGATGTCTTCATAGGTTTCAATTTGTTTAGCATGAGAAAGAATACGATTAGATACATCTTTTACAAGACGATTAATCATGTATTCAATTTCAGCTGGAGGCATTTTGAAGTTATAAACGCTAGCTTTATATGCTTCATCACTCAAGTTAGGTTCTTGTCCAGTAGCAAAGCGTTTATATGCTAATTGAGATAATAAGATAGCACTAGTTGTACCATCGCCAACTTCTTTAACAACATGAGTTGTTAGATCTTCAAGTACTTCACGAATACTCATTTCGATAATACCATTGAAGAAGATATGTTTAAGAATAGTATGACCATCTTTTGTAAATTTAGGTAATACATTTTCTTTTTTAATTTGAGTAGCAGAACCATATGGTCCGAAAGATGTTACTAAGGATTCAGCAATGATTTCCAATGCTTTCATGGATTGCTCGCGTAAATCTTTTTGAGGTACAATATTAGAAAATACTTCCATTTCTAATCCCTTTCTATTTCAGCTAAATCTACATATGGATTACTTACATAAAAGAGATTATTCTCAAAATCTTGATGATATTTCTCTTTAACTGCATATATACGTTTATCCATATCATAGTCGACATTAAAGCCATATTGTAAAACAAATATATGTTTACCAACAGGCTTAGGATCATAGTTATATAAGTTTTCAGGATACTTTAGATATATCCCATCATATGAATCAAGATCTACATTTCTTTTATTATAAATACCTAAAGGTGTCTTAGCTCCATCTAAAGTACTTCTAATAATAGCTTCTTGATATTCGTTATCTACCATTACATTAACTCTAAAACTATTGCCATCTACTAATAGCATATTAGAATAGAGTTTATGTATATCGGTATAGTATATATTAAGATAAAGTAAGTCTTTATACTTATCTTTAATTTCATTTAGTAAATCGTCTGCAGATGATTTATATTTATCTTCCAAGACTACAGATAAAGGATTAGGATCTTCTCTATCTCTTAATAGATAGCTGATCGTTATAGGATCCTCATCTAATATTCCTGGAATAAAGTATTTTGAATTTTTAAATTGAGACCTTAAGATATCAATAATAGATTTATCTGTATCAAATAAGGAATCATATTCAAATATAGGTCTTATACTTGCCATATAAACTTCCTATAAAGACAAAAAAAGAAGATAGAAAACTTGTTCCTATCTTCTTTAGTTTTATTACATATCATCTAAGCTTGCACGTTTGAATCCACCACTAGATTCAGACCCACCATAATTAGAATTACCAGACATACCAGTGCTTACGCCAAGTTTGTCAGCAATTGCTTCAATATTAGCTAACATAGAGCTATTTACATATTGAGCTGTTTCATGAACTGCATATGCTTGAGCATTAGTCATAGATTTAGCATATTCTTCTAGAACTACTGCTAAGTCTTCTAAGTCCATATTTTTATAAGATTCGAAGTCTTTATCACCATCGAATTTTTCCACATCAAAGTTATGAACTGCAAAGTGGAAATCAGTACGGCAAATGAATAAGATTTCTTCTTCTACTGCAGAAAGATCTTTATTCAATTTACGAATACATACAACAGGTTGAGTTAAACCAAATTCAGAACCATCAGAGATGGTAATGAATGTTTGTGCACCTGTAGTAATACCAGTGGATTGAATTTCACCAGCCATAAACTTACGAATTTCTTTAGCTAAGATATTAGCTTTAGTATGCTTCAAATAAGCACTAACTTCATGCTCACGATCTGGCATTGGGTAATCTTGACCACTAACTACTTTAAGTGGGGCAATAGATAACTTAAGTGTACCTTGCCAGAAAGAGAAGCTCATAGAAGAACCACCATATTGACCAACATCTTTAGAGTTAGTCATACGGTAATTAGAGTAAACATTGATTGTTTTCTTCCCACTATTGGAAGAGTTTCGATTAAATACGCTTTGTCCAAGAGCCATTTGTTTATCCTCCTAAATATAAGAATATAATTATCAATATGTATTGATAATAGTATTTTATTACATCCTAACGTGTTATTCTAGGATTGTAAAAGTATACTAATATGATAATATATTATTATTGTGAATATATGATGAGATTTATTTATGATATTAATTTAAGGAGGTATTTCATCATGAAATTTGTTAATGACGTAGCCGTACCAACAACTAAAATCGAAAAAGAAGTTATAGAAAATTTAAAATATAACTGCATTGAAAAGGATTCAATGTGTCCGTTATTCTTACCATTAGCAGATGAAAATATCTGTAATGGGACTATAAGTTTTATTAATGAGATTTGCAGATTATATACTGAATCTGATTTCCACTGCGGTACTATTATTAGTTGGAAAGGTAGATGGGACGGTGCCGTTGAAATTAAAGTTCAATACGATGATGGACATATCCAAGAAGAAATTCTTGGAATTCCAAGCAATTTATATGTGTTAATTGCATACTATCGTGGTATCGGAAGACATCGTAAGGTTGCGATGGTATTAAGAAATGGAAATAAAAAAATTTAAGGAGGTATTTCATCATGAAAATGTATGTAGCACAATTTGGTAAAGATGGTATTAGAGATCTACGTCCGCGTGTTGACTATACACGTTATGAAGGATATGGTCTGGTTGACAGTGTTGACGGTGAGATAGCAGAGGGAGATGTTTTATACATCGGAGCTATTAGTAAAGGAATTACGGCTATCACTAAAGATTTGGAATGGGCTAAGAAAAACGCACTCCATATTGGTGATATTAGTAAAATTATTTACAAGAAGAATTCATTCTTACCATATGAGGAGGTAGTCTAATGTATGTCGTATACGTTGGAGTCTTAAATCACTTTAGATGTGATAATATGGCCGAAGCCATAGGGATGCTTGAATATTATGGATATCAAGCTGGTAAGATATATAAAGTTAAAGAAGGTGGTAGACTAGAACTAGTCTATGAATATCATAAATAATAAAAAGATCCCCATGGAGTTCAACTCCATGGGGAACCTTATATTATTTTTTTTTCTTAGGATTTAAATCTGGATAGTTGATATAAATTCTATTATAATCAAAACGTAAAGTTTCTTTACGTGCTAATTCTTCACGAAGCTTTTCATACTTGCTGTAAAGAATAGAGTATTTAGAACGTAGTTTATCATCAAGATCATCTTCTGATAATACACCATCAATGATAGATAAACGAGTATTGATAGAATGAAGCATAAGCAATGCATCATTTTCATCTTCTACGTTGCGTAAACGTAGTTGATATTCATAGAGATCATTTTCATAATCTCTGACTGCACTATATCTGAAGGATTTCGATGTGTCCCTATATTTCTTCATAGCCCAGTCAATAGGACCTGCTTCTAGTAAAGAGTTGTCATCGATACGACTCAAAGCAGTAATTACACGTTCAATTTCACGTTTTACTAATCTAATAGAAGTATATTCTAAAGATTTACGTAATCCCTTGATTGTAATAATACGGTTAGATAATACATCATTATACACAGATAAGCACCATGCAATAATAGTAGATGTATCTTTCTTACCGCCAGTTAGATAATTAATATATCCATAATCTTTAAGCTTCTTAATAGAAGTTTCAAGATCCATGCCAAATCCACAACTAATGAGGAAATCATCAGCAAGTAACGTACTATGATCTTTGAACATCACTGAAGTTATCTTCCAGATGAGATCTTTAAAGCCGAATGTCAATAATACCGCATAGTTAATAGTGCTAGCTCTACGGATAGTACTATTAGTTTTATCCAAGTATACATCAATTTCAGCTCTAGCAATATCTATAGCAGAAGATGAATTTACTAATGCTCCTACATCATGTAGGATTAAAGCTAAGATTTCTCTATTAGATAAGTTGAGGATTGGATCAAACAACTTAGAATCTAATTCTAAATAATACTTAGTAATTTTAGATTTGTCTTGATGATCAGTATCATATGCGAATGGATCATTTAAGATGACATCATAGATATCATTATCTTTGATGATAGGCATTACGCAGATACCGAAGAAAGCTTTATCTGTATTACGAGTATATAAAGCCACATTACAAGATGAACCAGTGAAAAACATATTTAGCTCATGAGCTAATTGTCTTAATAGTTCTGGATCTTGATTAGTGCGGAGTTGTTCAATAATAGATATACAATCATGAAAATCATAATTGTTCATATCTAATCCCCTTTCCTTTAAAGTCAAGGAAATGCCTAGGGTCTATAATGACCCTAGGCGTTTATTTCCTAGATTAGATTAAGGTTTTACATATTCAACTTTTTCTGGAGCTGTGATATCTTTCTTAGCATCGTTTACTTTAGTGTAAGCAGAAGCATTTGGATAGCCACCAGCTGTACCAGCAGAAGTCATAGTATCAGGAATATATGTAGTGTAATCGTTCATGAGGTTACGTCCGATAGGATCAGTATTTTCATAACGAGTACGTAAACCAGTAGGGTTAATGATTTTTACACGACCTTGAACTGGTTGATAGCTTACCAATTTGAAACGTTCGAACGCATGAACTGCTGGCAATGCATAGTTTTGTGCGTTGCGAATTTCATTGGATAAGTACAATTGATAATCGTAAATGCAATAGATTACACGATCGCTATTACGAGGGTTTAACAAGATAATCAAGTTTTGGTTGTTACGAAGTTTATCAGATGCAACGAAGTTGTAAACACGTTTGTCGCTAGTTACAACTGTACGGTTGAAGTCTAATTCAACAGGACCAATGGAACTTGGAGCTTGGTAAGTGTAAGTGGTAGGAGTGATCTTACGGATCAATGCAGGGTTACCAATTACAGAGATAGTGATGTTAGGGTCATTCAATACTTGGATCATTGTTTGAGCGTAGTTGTCCAAAGCATCCATGAATGTTTTGTGACGGTATTCTACTTGATCCAATGCATAACCTTCTGGTGGAGCGAAGTCAAATACTTCAGCAATTTTGTTAGCCGCAGGCATAGTTAAGAAGTCATTATCCAATTCTTTATGGATTTTGTCATCTTTCCATGTACCTAAAGCTGTTTTGAACAAGGAAAGGATATTAGTCAATTGATCTTCATTATAAAGAGCTTGAATATCTTTTACTTCTTCAGGGCTGATTGGTGTATTGATTGGGAATGCATCAGGAATTTCCACGATGTTTGTTTGAGAATCCCAACGTACAGAGCAAGTATTAAGCATTGCAGAGGAAGTATCACGACGTACAGACAATACAACTTTAGTTACAGCTGTATCAGAGCAGTAAAGCATAAATTTATTGTCTTTCATGAAACCAGATAAAATGCCTTCCAAAGTTTTAGGAGTGCCTGCAGTTGCTTCGTAAGTAACAGAGAAACGAGTCATCATTTGACGATCAATTTCGCCATAACTTGGGTCGAAGCGGCATTCTTGAATAGGAAGAGCTACTTCAATTGCAGTAGCTGCAGTGATTTCACCTGCTGTTACTGGTACTAATTGATGTGTAGCGCTGTCTTCTTTCATCATACCAGCTTTAGGAATAGCAGATACGATTACATGAGTTACTGCAGATTCGATAGAGAAGTTATCAATGTTTGGTACAAGACCAGAAGCACCGAATACAGCTTTACGAATTTCAGTTTGTTTAGTGTCATCGCCAGGATTCAATGGCAAGCTAACTACTACATCTTTAGTAGGAGCTGCAGATTGGATCGCATCAAACATTTCATTTTGTTGAGTGAACATGTCGATTTCGCGACCTTCTGGAGTAACCAACTTACGAATTTTCATTGTAAGTGTGAACTTAGGAGTTTTAGCAACTGCTTTGTTGATAGCGCCTTTATCGAAGACGTTGTTCATCAACAAGTTTTTGTGCAATGGGAATACAAGACCCATAACTGGATTGTATGCAGACAAAGCGGAAGATTCCAAGAACGCATTGCGGTCATTGTCGAATTGAGCTTCCATCATTGCCATATGGTCAGCATAACCATCTGGATTACCTAATGCTGTATATTCTTCAGCATCAGCGGAATTTTCAGTAAAGAAATTTTTAACAGTTTCAACACAAGTTGGATCCATCATAATACGACGCATGTCGGTAAAGAATTCGGAACCAGATTCGTGCTGAATATCTTCAGCCATTTCACGAATAGCTGTAGCGTATTGGCGAGTAGCAGGAGTCACATAACCACGACCCATAACTACGTCAGCGCGAGATTCACCTACAACTGGCATAATCATTTTCTCCTTTCGGGATGTACAATTTATTTTTATTATATTAGGTATCTATAGGGACACCAAAATATTTACTATATTGTTATATCGCATAATTCTATACCATTTACTTTTTAACAGGTTCTTCTGGTGCTATAGACTCAATTAGAACTACAATTCGATCCAAACACCAAAGTGCATAGTAAAAGTCAGATTTATTTTCGATATAGGTCTTAGTATGATAAGTTTTAGTGATATAATGTAAAGTCATATCAGCTAGTTTATCTAAAGCATTAGATACTCTGGTAATGATTTGCATATTATCGTTATTCTTCTTAATATACTCGACCTTTTGTTTAAAAGATTTAATTAGATTATAGAGTTCAGCAAACTTATCCTTCAATTCTTTATTTCGGATAGCTTTCTGCGCCTCTGTTAAATCATCATAAATCTCATTTTCTAATCCTTGTAATGGATCAGAAGAATTACCCGTATCTCCGTCAGTAGAATCTGAAGAATCTCCATCTCCACTGTCTAAAGAATCAGTATCATCACTGCCATCAGATCCATCATCTGATAAATCATCAGGTTCCATATCTCCAGAGTCGTCTCCTAGATCATCTGGTTCATCAGTTGAATCAGGATCGTCTGAATTATCATCATTATCTTCACTACCATCTGATAAATCATCAGGCTCATCTACTCCATCATCAGTATTATCGTCAGGAGTATCATCGCCTTCATTATCTTCAGTTGGTTCTCCATCTCCTAGATCATCCGGTTCATCACCAGACTCTAAGTCATCAGGATTATCATCAGTATCGTCTAAAGGAATATCATCTTCACCTTCATCATCTAATGGTTCCCCATCCGATAAGTCTTCTGGTTCATCATCGCCGTTAGGATCATCTTCCCCTAGATCATCTGGCTCATTATCATCATCAATTCCATCACCATCTGCATCAGGATCACCATCAGTTAAATCTTCAGGTTGATCATCCGGATCTGTATCAGAATCCAATGGATTATCAACAACAACTGGAGGAGGAGTTTCCTCCTCTTCCTTTTTATCGTCTTTTTTCTTTTTTTTATCTTTATCATCATCTGCTTCGGTAAATACCGCAGATGTTAAAAGAGAATCTACATATTCAGAAAAATTCATCTATATTATCTCCTTATTAATCATCATCACGGTTACTATTACCAGAGACGTGTTCACCATGTTTGAAAGTCATATTATAAGCAAGTCTAGCTCTTTGGCCTTCAAGGCGTTTCTTAATCTTTAACAACTCACGTTGTTTTTCTAATTGATTATCATCTTCAGCTTTCTTAAGATATCTCTTAGTCATTTCTAATTCAATATCAATTTCTTCAAGAACTTTTCTACGTTCCTTAGATTGAGCTTTCATAGACATGCCTAGATAACCTAAGATAACAACAACAGATAATGCAGGGTTGATTAATGCAGCAATACCACTAGTGATAGCCAATTTAACAATACGACTAGCCTTAGGGAGAATATTACCAGCAATAACTGCTTCTCTGTTTTCAGATTCAAATTCTTTATTATCAATAATACGTTTTAATTGATCCATTTGAGCATCAAATTGACGGCTAATATTGACAACGCTGTCATCTAATTCACCAATCTTAGATTTGATCTTTTGAGACGCAACTTTAATAGTATTAATGATATCCATTTCATTTACTACTGTAGGATATTTAGCAAAATCATAAATACAGTTGCTATATCCTTCTAATACCTTAAGATGAGCAATAGCTTCATCTATATTAGCACTATTATGATCAATAATAGAACAGTCTTCTACATTATCGTTATATTGTTTTAATGCTTCAGCTTTATCTTTTAGATTATCAATTCGTACATAGTCATCTGCAGTTTTATGCTTAATTGCACGGCAATCTCTTAGATGACGTTTAAATACAGCAGATAATTCTTCTGGATCTAAAAGAGAAGGATTGTGTTTAGCTATATTAGCAATATTTACAATAGTTTGAGTATCATATCTATCAATAGAATCTTCTACGCATTCAATTAGATTACGTTTATATATATTTTCCATTGCAGAATTCATGATATCTAATTTTTCAGATAATGCATCTACATTAATCTCTTTATCTTTTGTAGTATCAGTACTAATGGACTCTACAGTAGAAATAAAGTCATCAAATTTAGCAGCTAAAGCTTCATCATTATCCATATTTAGATCATTTTTATATTTAGCATATAAAGAAGCAATTAAGATAAGTTTATCTAACTTATCTTTACTTTTTTCTTCTAATACTTTATTATTGAAGTCTACTAGAATATTAGCATATTCAGTTAGATCTGTATTAATAGATTTTAGAGTAAGAATGATATTTTCAATAGAATCAATATATACATCTAATCCTAAATCAGTGTAAATATTCTTTAATAATAGCTTAAAGCGGTCTAGACCTTTATCGAACTTAAATTGAGCAATATATAGATCTACTTTCTTACTACCTAGATCAATAACTTCTTTAGGATCAGCTTCAATGATTGTATTCTTTACAATCTTACCAATATCACTATTAGAAAGAGGATTATATTTAGATAATTCTTCTAAAGTACTTTCAAGTACAGCAGTAAATGCAGTTGGATCGCTCGAGTTGATTAAGAAGTAGTCTTTCATAGCTTCAACTACAGAGCCAATTTCATATTTACAACCATTCTTAGTTAATACGTAAAGATATTCTTCAGTTGCAATCTTGAACTTTTGGATATCTCTCATATTGTAGGTATCGATTAGTTTTGCAACTTTAATTGCATTAACTTTAGCATCATCTGCAGTTAATACATTTTCAAGTACAATTTTATCTAAATCAAAACGCTTACTGATCTTTTCATAATTGAAGATGATGCGGTCATAAGTAGCAACTTCACATGCCAACTCAAGAGCCATATTTAAAGTTTCCATTTGAGCGGTAGCTGCTTGATCTTCAGATGGAGAATTAGTACCTAAAGCATCTTTAACTCCATTAGCTGCTTTATCAGTTAAGTCTTTAATCTTTTCAGAAGCATCACTTATCTTCTTATTGATTTTATTTTTAAGACGGCCTTTATGGAGAGCCATCTTTCGTTGAAGATATGCTTTGAATTGAGATGCATCTCTTACTTTAGTAATAGACTCCAATACCTTTTGTCGTTCACGATTGACCTCAGCAGGTGGTACATGGTTGTACAACTCAACTAGGAGATCCAACGATTTCATTATTGCCATATCATGATTAGAGTCCACTTCAAGAATATTTTTGAAAAGCATATCTGCTTTATTCATATCATGAGTTTCATAAACCATATCATACAGTCTGGCAAACGAGCCATTAGACTTGTATGATGTATTTAACTCATGTTGCCGTTTACGTATATTCGTTAGCATTGTATTTAAATCTCCTTTTTCACCTATTTATGGTCAGTTATTATTATAAAGTTCCAGTATTATATTGAATACTTTAAATAAATAAACCCAGATATAACTTATCCTGTCAACATAAGTAATAATAAATATTTAGAGATTAAATGGAGGTCTATAATGGAAAAGTGCATCCCATTTATTATACATGAAGCTCCAATGACTGTTGGAGAAACAAAGATTGTTGAAAATATCAATGATAAACCTATTGCACAAGGTATCCTTCAAGATACTGATACAGTAAACCGTAATCGCCGTTCTTATGCTACTAATGATATGAAAGCTCAAATTGCTTGTGAACGTACAAAAGAATTACTTAGAAGCGGTAATATGAAGGGTGAAGATGGTCACCCAATGGAATCCAGTGTACAACGTCAATCTACAATCGATCCACGTTTAGTATGCGTTAAATACTTAGATATCTGGATGGAAGGCACTGATGTATTAGCTAAATTCACTGGTACAAATACCGAATATGGCCGTAACTTTAATGAAGATCTCCTAGATGGTGAACTTCCAAGCTTCAGTCTTCGTGCCCTTGGCAATCTCGAATCTATGGGTGGTAAATCATATGTAAAGAACTTAAAAGTTATTACTTGGGACCGTGTAATTTATCCATCTCATAAACGTGCATATACTACTAAACTTCTTAATGAATCTGCTGGAGATCTAGCTAATACAAATGAAATTATAGTTAACGAATCTTATGCTGGCCGTATCATTCCTATCAATAACCCTGCAGTTATTAGCTATATTCAATCTGAATCTGCAAACGTAGATATGATTTCCGATGTAATGGAATTCGGTAAACGTAACATGCAAGTTCTTGAAAACGGTAATGTACAATTATTTGATGAATCTGGTGCTTCCTTGATTATGTCTCCTGAAAAATATATTAAAGACGAAATCATGGAATGGGCTAAGAAACAATATTAATCAAAAAAAAATAAATAAAACCCAAGGAGTTAAACTCCTTGGGTGATTTTTATTTCTAAAGTATTTTTTAGATTTTCGTCTTCTATAGATTTCAATTCAATATTAAAATTCTTATTGATAAATAAGAATTCACAAATATCATTCAATGCTTGAGAATTAATGTATTGCCGATCTTTAGCTACCATAATTCTATGATTATTTCCTAGCTTATCTGTGAAGTCTAAGAATACATCACCTTTAACGTATAGCTTAAAAGATGGACCAATAATAGATTCCAATTTAACCATTGCAATTAGCTCTGGATATTTTTGGAAATAGATTACATTTTTTAAAGCTTCATATCTTGGCTCATACATTTCTCTAAATACTGGTAATCCTACACTTTGGATGAATCCAATATTATCTAAAATATATTCACAAGATTTTTTAACACATTGCTCTTCAATACTTTGACGATATTCAATATTATATTTGATGTGTTTTAAATCAATTAGTTGATCTACATGAGTTAACTCATGAATAATAATTTCCATAGCAAGATTTCTGATTGCATCAGTTGTATGATATGGATGAGTTGTAACTGTGTCATAAAATGCATCTAAACTCACATAGATGTATCCGTATGGAGAAGTCCGAGCTATATTGCTCATCTTCTCTAAATATCCAGAAACAAAAATCAATTTTGTATATGGATCAATATGATTAACTTTGCCATTGAAAGTATCATATGTAAATTGCATTGTCTGTTGTCCCAATTCGATTATGTCAAACTTATTCATTTATACAGGCCTCCTTCAACATTATAGTATATCATTAAAATGTGCTTTTTAAAAAGGAGCTATGGTAATATATGTATAATAGAATGACAGATGTCGTAAATAAAATAGAAAGACGTTTAGGTACAGCTCCTTTGAACTTGCCTGAACAATTACAGAAGAAAAACTGGGCAGACTCAGTTATTAAACCTGATACATTGACTACATTTAGTCGATTCTTTCCTCATATGGTTAAAGTCCAATTAACTAAAGAAGATATGAAAGATGGATACTATCTATTAGATCGTCATATTCCAGATAATTATGAAATCCTAGGAGTTAAGGATATTCTTTGGAGCGATATTGATAATGAACGTGCTGGTCTCCAACAATATTCTGGCTATGGCATCTATAATGTATTAGCTAGATCAATGAATGGTGATAGCATGATGCTAGCTCAGAGCTATGCAGATGTATCCTCATTATTCAATAGTGGTATTTACTTAGATTTTATTCCTCCTAATATGGTAAAATTACAAATGGCTTTAGGTGGTAATACTAATAATTTAATGCAAAATGTAACCATTGGTGTATTTGTAAAGCATCCTGATAATCTTATGACTATCGAACCAACTAAGATGGAAACATTTGAACAGTTGGCTCAAGCCGATGTTGCAGTATTCTTATACGAACACCTAAAACATTATGACGGAATCGAAACAGTATTTGCTAATATCGATTTAAAATTATCTACATTAGAAGCTCAGGCTTCAAGAAGAACTGATATTGTAGAATTCTTAAGAGATAACTACGTTAACCCAGCAAATACAAATCAACCAATAATGTATACAGTATAAAAAAAATAAAAGACCCATAGGAGTTGAACTCCTATGGGAACTTTGTTTTTGCTAAACCATTATTTGTTTAGTATACATTTCTTCAACTTATTCTCAAAGATCCGTACTTGATCTTCTGCAGAAAACAGTGTACAAATCTTACCATTATTATAAGAGATATATGAAGGTCTAACCTTCTTAACCTCTAATAATTGTAAATAAGCTAATTTTACTTTATCCATTATTTTATCCTACATTTTACAGTAACTAAAGTACTTATATCTGAAGAGAATTCAACTTCAATTGATGGCTCTGGGCCTTTTACTACATACTCATTTTCTAATAGACTGTTTTTTAATGTATGAATAAAATTGCCAAATATAAATTGCATTCCATAACATTTGATGGGTTTGCCTTCAAATTTACGTGGAGTATGCTTACCAGTAATAGTTAATTCTCTAGTTACTTCATCAAACTCACTATCAGTATAGAATCCGCCTTCCGGTAGATAAGAAAATAATTTAACAATATAATCATTTATCTTTTCTTTTACTAAAGAAACTTTCTCTTCCATAAAATCTCCTATCTAACCATACTTGTACGATTACTTCCAAGTAGAGGAGTAGATGCCATATATCTTGCAATAGCCCCAGCATGTAATACTGGATTGTAAGTCATTAGGAATCTACGTAATCCTCTAATACGAGATATTGGAATATCATAACAAGAGTCTGCACTAAATCTAAATCTAATAGCCTCAGTTATATTACCAGTTGAATTATCAATCAAAACAAATGGAATCATATCTAATGTATTCTTCCATCTATCCATAACTTTCTGATATTTGACTTTAAGGCTATCGCATCTAATATCTATAATTTCTCCAGTATCATCTATAATTCTTTGGAATGGGGTATTAGGATTATCTGGATCACAGATAGCAATAGATCTTTCTATAGCCATAAATAGATCATCATAATTATCCCAATCTATATATAAGATATTCTCTCTATCACCTTTAGGAGATAATACTAAACGATATCTATATTTAAGATTGGTTGTTATATTAGATCCACCTATGATAAACTCATTATGAAAATTTTCCTTAATTTCTTCACCAATTTTTCGTTTTCGTGTTTCATTAAAAAGTACTTCGATTTTTAGAGTAAGTCTATAATCTAACTCGAAGACTTGCTCTACAGCTTTAGTATAAATATCGAAGCTAGCCACTTTACCACTCCTGAATCTTAAATATTAGTCAATAAGGCCTGTAATCCAAACTTTAATTTTACGACTATCTTGTGTACAAATATCGTCAGCAGATACATCCACTAATCTAAATCTATTAATAGATTTGCAAGATTCAATGATATTTGGTTTTATTGAAAGTAATACATCGTTTACCACTTTATTAGGATCATCATATTGGTCTTGATCTACATCTACAGAATAATGATAGCTAACTGCAGATATACCGCTTACAGATTCTAACTCTGCATGCATTAAGAAATGTTGCAATACATCATTTAATTCGTCTAAAATAATATCTTCAATTTTTCGTTCCATTTTAATTACCTCCTATTAAATATAAGTATCAAAATGTGAAATAAAACTTAAAAAAATAAATCCCATAGGAGTTAACTCCTATGGGAAATATAAACTACTTCATAGTACGTTCGTGTAAATCTAACTTATTAATTTCTGGATAGATGTCGACTTCATAACGACGTTTGTTTTCTTTATCCACATAATTTAAACGTACCATCAAATCTTTACCAGCTTCTTTACGAATTAATTCATAACGAAGCATCTTTTCAGGCTCTGCACCTGGGTTGAATTTGTTTACAAAGTTTTCAAATGCTAATGCATTCTTCTTATCAGATACAATCTTAGCATTTAAAGTTCGTACAGCTTTGAGAACTAATTCTGCATTGGATTCTTTAATTTTATTAAAAGAATCATAATCTACATAGTTATTCAAAACCCATTCTACATCTGGAATTTCCACTTTTACTTTACGTTCGCCATTTTCTGGTTCACTTTGTACAGTAAATTTTACTGGAGATTCAGGTGTTTCGATATTAGGTTGAGCTACTACAGAACTAAAGTTTACAGAGAATAGATCCCCTGTAGGATTTGGAGTTAAGAATGCAGGTTTTGGATCTTCAATAATTTCTGCACCAATTTCTTCTTCTGGTGCCATTTCAATCACATCCCCAATATCTGCTCTTAGAAATTTATTTTGGAAATCGTTCAAAAATTTTCCAGTCACATTTTCTAATCCGATTTCCCTTTCAATAATGTCTGCTGGATTTTTGAAGACTGTTGGTCTTCCAATGATACTTGCCATAATACGTATTCCTCCTTGTGAAATACTATGCAATAAAAATAATATAAAATGATTAATAGAGTGGAGGTATAATTCTAATTTTTTCTAGTCTAGTCTTTATTTAGTTTTTAAAAGAGGTAACCACTCTATTAATCACAATTATAATATATCATCATTCATCTTTTTGAAAGTCAGATTTATTGAAATTAGGATCATAGGAAATCATACCAAATCCTTGATCATATTGCCACTTAACATTTTCACGAACTTTATACAATTCATCAGCTTTATCCTGCAGAGTTTGGAAAGGAATCTTTATCTCTCTACATTCAGTGGCATATTTATTAAAGATTGGTTTCTTAGCATTGTAGAATCTAGATATTTGTCTAAATCCATCATCTACAACTTCAATACAATCAGTATTATTATTACGAGTTCTACCAAGAACTTGTTTTGCCAATATTTCAGATTTGAATGGTTCTGCTAAAACTATTGTAGCTTTAAGATCTCTAATGTCTAAAGCCGCACCAGCTGACTTAGTTGTTGATAATATTAGTTTCTTAGAGAGCTGTTCATGTTTAATATCTTTAGGAGTAAGACTTGTATATACTCCAATATTATCTTTAAACTCTGGATAGTTTTCTTCTATCCATGCTTTCACTATATCTATAGCAGAATTAGTTGCTATGTAGATTAATACTTTACCATCAATCTTAATAACCTTATCCATAACTATATACATCATATCATAGAATGAATTATTACATACGATATGATTTACATAAGCATTTCTATTTAGGCCATATGCTTGATTAGAGCACTCCCTCATATCTTGAGGAGTTGGTCTACTATTGAATCTTAATGCAGTATATCTAGTATGAGGATCTGAATCTTCATCAAATAAATTTATTGCAGGAATATTCTTGAAATATAATTTATAGATAAAGTTTTCAGTTTCATCGGATCTACCAGGTGTAGCAGTTAGATACAGAGTCTTTCTAGTATTAGTAGAATAATCCACATAGCAAATATTATCAAAGTTAAGATGAGCTTCATCATAAACTTTAAGCTGAACTTGAAGTTTCTTAAATAGCTCACCTATTGTATGCCAGCCATTAGTATTGCCAAAACTCTGTAAAGTAGAGTGGGTAACTAAGAATACCTTATATTTAGATACATCAGTGATCCCATTTAGTACTTTATGGATAGCTACAGAACCATTCAAAACTAATACTTCACGATTTTCATCAATATTAGTATATTCGCCCACACAATTCTTCCATTGATCTAACCATCCAGTTGTAGACGCAATAACTATAGTTCTAGCTCTCCAATAAGTTAGAGCCGCTATAGTTACATATGTCTTTCCTTTACCAGTTGGTAGATTTACTGAAAGTTGTGTAGCATTTTGATTAGAATAGTATTCGCCTTTACCTAATATAAAAGCTAATGCTTCTTTTTGTACATCATCTCTAGGTAAATACTTAATAAGGATTTCAGGAGTTTGAAAGAATGGATCACTATTATATTCTCTTACAGGTTCAGATTCAACAAACTTCTTTATGAAGTATACATCTAATCCCCTAGGGAGAAATAGTCTCCTATTCACTTCATCATACATCATTCCTTTATATGATTTAGTATAAGTTATTCTATCGAATATAGTAAAGTATGACTCTAATCTAGGTATATCTCCAAGATTGTAATCATTAATAACTATAGAGGAATTTCTTAAAACCAATTTATTCATCAAACTTAATCTCCGAATTTAGACATTTAGCAAATCCTTCAATATTACGATAAATATATTCAAGCATAACATGGCAATTTGTTAGATTTTTACTAAATGTAATTGCCACAATTGAATATATTTTGCCAATCATATATTCTAAATCCTTCATAAAATTATTTAAATCTTCTTTATTACAAAGTCTTTCATAATTTTTATCAAAATTATTGATCAACCCTATAGTATGAATATTAAATAATTTATCAAAAACAACAGGTTCACTATTAAAATATACAACAGTTTGAGTGGTATATTCTATTTTTTCAATGCGTTCTATATTAATACATCTAAAGCATTCTAGTAATTTATTATATAATTCTATAGAAAGCGCCCCAAGTGGG